GGCAGCTCTTTTACTCACACGGGCCATGTTTTTGTCACGGAAAAGGGATAGTGGAATATTAAAAGAAACTGTACCGGCAGTGTACAGTGCGACATATGGAGGTGGTGGTTCTGCAGTAGCGGGAAGTGGAGGGGATACATTGCTGACCCCTGAGATACAGACCCTGCTGGAACCCTATAGAATGTACAGGATATGAGCATAGCAGGCAGAGTAGCGGAGATAATTGCAGAACATGGCGAAACAATAACGTATAAACGGAAAACAAGTCGCGCCAGGAATGATACTACTTTGGTTATTGATAATACTTTCTCAGATACAACCACAGTAGCCCATGTCAGGAAATATAGTGACAGGGAACTTTCCGGTCTTATCCAGCAAGGCGACAGGGAAATGAGAATTGGAGCTGACCAGATTACGTTTGAACCTTCTGATCATGATATCGCCGTAATTGATGGTGCAGAATTTAATATTGTATCTTTTGACACCCGTGTGGATCGGAATGTTAAAATTGAATACATATTCCATATTCGGGGCCAAGCCCCACAGGTGAGCATATAATGGGTGTAACAAATTTAGATGAATTTGAAAGAGAACTTGACCAGGTATTCAAGGTGACTGTTCAAGAATTTACCAAGAAAGCAGTGGCTCTTGTTGTCAAAGATGCGTACAGAGTTATTACCCGAGACAGTCGTACTGTGGGGTTTGAATTTGGCTCACCTGTATTAAGTGGCCAATACTACACAAATCACAATATTTCCTTAAATACTATCGATCAAAGTGTGCGATTGGTGGATAAATCAAGTCGTGTAGAAGGTGATGACAGCCCACTTAGCCCATTACCTTTACAAAATGCTGATGAAATTATGAAACAATGGAAACCTGGAGATACTGTATTTATAGCAAATTCTGTGGATTATTCCGGGCTTATTGAAGGCACAGACGGGTCACCCCCTATATCTCGTTTCAAGGCACCTGAAGGTGTTTATCGGGTTGCAGCGGAATTTATAAAATTAAAATTCCAGAGGGTAACTGTTGTCGAGGGGGGTTTTGTAGGTGGCTGATAAAGATATCTTCCTTGATGCTGTTACAGCAATTAAAGATAAGTTTGAAGCTGACTATACAGGAAGCTTACCTTTAGTATGGGAAAATGATGATGCTCAGGATTTAACGATCACTTCAGGATTTATCCAATTTAGTGTACAATTTCTTGACTCTCAGTTTGCTACAATCAATGCTGGAAGCCCTTTAAACCGCACAAGAGGGACAGCAAATTTTGATATTTTCACAGCGATCAATAAAGGTCCGGGTGAAGGACTTGCAGAAGTCGGACTGGTAGCTAAAATTTTTAGAGGACAAGAGTTCGGAAGTATGATATTCTATGCACCAGATGTTTTGTCTGCCCAAACTGTAAAGAGACCACAAGGCAGGTTTTGGAACACTCCGCTGGCGTGTCCATTTCAGCAAGATGTAAAAGTAACAATTTCTTAGGGGATTATTATGAAGATTAAATTTTTAGCAGATAAAGGCCTTTGCAAGGCAGGGCATGTGGATGACTACCCTGAGAAAAGAGCCAAAGCATGGATTAAGCAAGGAATTGCTGAACAGTACATAGATAAGACACCACCTTCAGAACCAAAGAAACTCAAAACTTTCACGAAATCTGAAGATAAAAGGGGTAAATAATCATGTCTTCCAGTAATAGAGAATCAATATCTTTTATCGCGGAGGTTACATGGGGAACTACCCCTGGGTCGCCTACCGGACAGAAAATCGAGTTTGTTGACACCACGATTGGCCAGACAAATGAAACAACGTCCTCAAACACAATCAGGTCAGATACTAATAGGGTCGGTACAATTCGTACCGGAATTAACCCTGGCGGAGATTTGAATACAGAATGGCAGTTTGCTGCTTATGACAGTTTCCTGGAAGCTGCCTGGAGGAGTACATTCCCATCTGATATCGCTATTTCGGCTACGACAATTGATGCTGCCAGTGGAGATAACTCTTTCAATGACTCTGGTAGTGGTTTTGGTTCTGTTCTTTCAGGTCAGTGGATTCGGGTATCTGGGTATTCAGATCCAGCTAATAATGGGCATTTCCGTGTTACTACAGCAACCTCTGCTAAATTGATTGTCACAGGTGGGACTCTTGTCACAGAAGCGGTAGGGCCAACTGTTGTAATTAAAGGTGCTTTGATGAAGAATGGCACGACTCAGAAGTCTTACACCATGGAAAGAAATGCAGAAGATATCACGGAGTTCATTTCTGTCACAGGTATGAGGGTCGGTGAATTTAACTTGTCCATGGGGCTTCGCTCTATTGCGGCTGCTGGTTTTACTTTTATTGGTAAACAGGCTACTCAGGCGCAGGCTACAGTCATGTCCGGCGGGTTTACGACTGAAGTCAGTAACCCAAAGATGAACACGATTGATGATGTCAAAGCAATATATATTGATGGAGTTATTTCGACGGATAATTTCACACAACTTGATTTGGCTGTCACATTGAATCAGGAAGGATTGTCTGCTATTGGAAGTCTTCCCTTCATTGATGTTGACCAACGCTCTATTGGGGTGAGTGGTACTTTAGGTCTGTACTATGAAGATGCAACTTTCCAGGATTTCTCTTTTGATTATACGAGTTTTGACTTGGCCTTTATTACTGAAGATTCTGATGGAGCCAGTTACGTTATCGATATGCAGAATGTAAACATAACAGGAGGTAGTCCAGACAATCCAGGCATTGATCAGACGATTACAGCGCCTTACACGTATGAGGCAACGTATGACTCTACATTCGATGCAACGATTGGAATTACTAAGATACCAGTTTAACGGCGCTTTAAATCACTAATTACGAAATAGCCGGTGGATTGCGCCCCACCGGCTTTTTTCAAAACAACGAGGAAAAACAAATGACTGATGAAAAGAAATTATCTATATGGGATGTTTATGAATCTGATGCTAACCTTGAAGAAACAGGTGTTTGGGTAGAGACACTGCCAGAAGGGACTAGATTCAAAATTGCTTCCATGGACAACAAAAAAGCTTCAGAATACATCCAGGAGCTATATGAACCTCACAAGATGAAGATCCGGGAAGCTCAACAGTTAGTTGAAAGGGGTGAGAAGGCTCCTGCTTCTGTTACTAAGCTTATCCAGGATATTGAACTGCAGGTTTTCTGCCGGTATGTTCTCCTCGATTGGGAGAATGTCACGAACAGGGATGGTACAAAACTGAAATATACCTGGCAGAATGCTCTGAAACTGTTGAAAGATAAGAATATGCGTAGATTAAAAGAGCGTTTATTTGAAGAAGCTGACAGACAAAGTAATTTTGCCATTAAAATGGTAAAGGAATCGGAAAAAAACTTACCCAAAATCTCCACTGGCAGTTAAAATGGAGACATGTAAAGCCTGAGGAATGGAAATTCCTGGAAAGGAGGTATCTCAATAAGAAGAAGTGTACACCACTTGATGAGAAACCAGTACTGTATCACGATTTGAATCTTGTCTGGGATGCGTTCTGGAGGCTTCATAAGACAAGGGATTCAGGTTTAAATGGCCCGGCAGGGATTAAGTTGACAGAAATGGAAGCTTACCTTCGAATTTTTAAAGGCTTTAAACCTGAGGAGTTTATTGATATGATAGCCGTGATGGACGATAAATTCCTGAATTGGGTAAATGAACGAGAAGAGAGTAAAAAGAAAATAAGGAAAGCGATGTAATGCCTACAATATTCATAGATATCGACTCCAAGGGGGTTGTAAAAGGTGAAGGGGATATAAGTCGCGCTCTCAAAGCTATCGAAAAGAATACAGAGAGGATGGCGGGTTCTCTGTCTAAGATCGATAAACTTTTAATATCTTCAGAAAGTAAATTTAGGAAAACTGCTACAGCAGTTGGAAAAACTGATACAGAGATAAAGAAAGTTAATAAATCTCTTGATAAATCAGCGACCCAATTCAATAAAACCAGCATTTCAGCTTCAAAAACAAGAACAGCTACGAGCATGTTGCAGGTTGCATTGAAACAAAATGCTGCTGCATTAGATAAAAACCAGAACTTCCAAAGGTTTTTGCCCCCGCTCCAGCGGCAATCGTAGCCGCTGCGACTTGCTGCATCCGGGGTGTAAGGCTTCCCACAAGGGCAGCAAGTTCTCTGGTCTTTTTTGCAGCTGCTATTGTACCTGTAAGGAAAGTAAATATGAAGGCACCCCCCAAACTGACTAATACTTTGTCCAGTATGCCTAGACCATCTGTCAATAAATCTACTGCTGAAGTCATAACATTTACAACTATTGTTACAGCTTTAGCTACACCTGATGTTTCTCCAAATTCACCAGATAAATCGACCAATGAATCCCCTAAACTATCAAAAGCACCAGACAATCCTCGACTTTGTGTTTCAGCAATTGCTAAAAGACCGGATAATTTTTCGAATATAAATTCTTGAGCTTCTGATATACGCCCCGTTTCTTCGAGTATTTTTAAACGTGCCCTTTCTTCTTTTGTTAATTTTCCAATAGCCCGTTCTAATAAAGCTATGGCTTGCCCTGGTGCCTGAAGTGCCCTGCCAAGTCGAGTAGCATTTGACACTATATCTCCACCTAATACAGAAGAAAGCCCCTGAGCAGCTTCTAAAACCCGTTCAAAATCCCGCGAAGCGACATTAGAGAACTGCGAAACAGCAGCTGCAGCTTTCAAAACTTCAGCCCGGGATGTCAGAGTAGATCTTCCAAGTTGTTTTGCAAATTCATCTAAATTTTCAAGACTGGCAGTAGCTGCCCGACCAGTGGCCAACAATGAACCTTCAAGTGTTAATTGGGACTTCTCTAAATCAGTAAAGACACGAATGATAGCTTTTGTAGCAAAAACCAACCCCGCCAAAGAAGCAACAACTAATGCTACCCCAAGAGCATTTCCTTTTAACAGGGCATTAAATGTTTGGAATCTGGATGCGACACCTCCAAGTGGGCCATCTACCAACCTGGTTGCTTTGGACAGATTTTCCAAAGCACCACTACTTTTCTTCATTTCAATACCAGCTCTGCCGATATCTCCTGAAGTTTTCCTAAACTGATCACCCGTTCTCTTTGTCGCCCTGCTCAATTTGCCCATAGAAACAGCAGTTGTCTCCACACGGGGTGCTACCACCCCAATTGAAGCACTGCTTTTATCAGCTGCAGCTTTAAGTTTATTGAATCTATTCTGAGTAGTATTCAAAGACAAATTCATTCTTCGAGCAGCTTTTGTTGTCTTTTTAAGGTCTTCAACAGTCTTTTTTAAAGAATTTGATAACTGAGTCTTGGTAACTTCTGCTAACTTTTTAGCTTTTATATTGGCAATCTCCAGAACTTTATTGGACTCTTTAAGTTCTTTCCTGTTATTGACCAATTGAACTGAGTTTTGCTTTAATGCAACTTGCAGAAAGCTGGTGGCTGATCTTGCTTTCAGAGTTGAAGAGACAACCTTGGTAGATACAGAACTTATCCCTTTAAGTCCTTTCTGGTTTTTATCTAATGCAGCAGCATTTTGTTTCAATGCAACCTGCAACATGCTCGTAGCTGTTCTTGTTT